CGGGCAAAATGAAAATGCTATCGCAGAAAACGTGGATCGTTGTGCGATACATTGTGTGCGGTGCCATGAAAAATGCGGCATGCCCAATCAATTTTCCGTCTTTCCGCAGCGAAAGCAGATGAAATACGCCCGCTTTTTGCAGACTGGCATATTTATCCCAATCAACATCAATCGGAACCACGTCGCGATGTGAGCCGGTTTCCTCCCATTGAATACGTGTGTTTTGATCCATGCCCGATGCGAGCATGTGCTCTACGCTTTCCCATTCCATTTCATAGGGCATAGTATTTTCCAAACACCGCCCCAAGGCGGGCATTGTCGCGAACAATTGTCCTCATGGTTGCTTGCACATCACTCTGAATGTTTTCATCTTTCAAGTGCAACCACCATTCCCGATCCATCGGTTGTTTTAAGCACGTCTCAAACACCATGCGACATACATGCTCAGAGTTGAGATCATTGAACGATACGGCCAAATCAACATCGGCAGAAGCAGCGTCATCATCCATCAATTTCAAATACCACTCTGGAACTGCAATCCCGAGTTTGGCGAAACTTTCATGAACCTCTGGCAATGGACGCCGAACAGAGACAATCACGCAATCCGGCCTCAAAACTCGAATATCTCGCGCCATGAAACTCATCATGCAATCAGCCGCCGATGCACTGTCATCAGATAGGAAATTGGACAAACTGGCTTCTTTGTCAAATTGCAGAGAAGGTTCGTGCAAGCATGTCCGGCCCCCATATGACAAAAATCGCGCTAACCATGCGGTGCGCGATCTAGGTGTTCCAATAATAACGAAAGGCGTCATGATATCCCCAGTTTGAAAGCCGCCGCCTCATGCTCGCGGCGATGCAGATAAATCCACGCCTCCAACTCGGCTTTATTCCGAATATCAACTTGTTGGAGGTTGCTGGATTGAAGGCCGAGCACGCCGTTAAAATCGTTGTGCATTTGCTGATTCCAGTTTGCAAACTGCGAGAAATCTTCCAGCGCAATCGGATCAATCGGATATTCGGTCAGGTTCACGCCGTAAATGTTACGGATGGCTTGCCGGATTAGATTGTGCTGGTCCCGATGGTCAAAAGACCACCTAGACCATTGCAATTCCGTCTGTGGTGCCACAAGCAGATTTGCGAGCATGGATCATTCGCCGCTTCGGTTTCGGTTCCCGGTTCGCGCCGTGCTGCGCAGTTTGGGTTCTGGCTGATCAAACGAAGGCTCGCTGACCGGCATGGCCCAACGATCACCGTTGATGTTGTTGCCAAAGTGCCAATCGTGATTGATACCATCGCCACGATCCGACGAATTGCCGTTCGGCGTCACCGCCACAAACCCGCCTGGATTTTCACCCTTGGCGAGAAAGTCCACAAATTTATCGCGAGCCATAGGGGGTTTCCTTTACGAGTAGATCGCTTGGATATCGGTGTAAGCGATGGTGATATCTTCCAGCACAAAATCAGCAGAAGTCGAACTGATTGTAGCACCTAGAGCCGTTCCAGGCACGGTTGATGTTTCCGCACCCCATACTGGATAGGTGTAGTCTGGCGCATAGAAGTTTGGTTGCACGGTGTTAGGGTAGCTGGTGGACGGCAATTGAGACGGTTGCCCCACCTGTTGCGCAATTCCGGCGCTCTCCATCGTGACCGTTGCCGCTACGCCGGTTTGACCGGATGTTTTATCCGTCGCACGGAGATACACTGCCAAAGGCTGCTTGACGATGTAAGGACGTTCCGCGTTGAACATCTTCGTCACCAAGGCTTTTGTCATAGCCGTAGAAGGCGATGCGAACAACGGATAGAGATTTGTGCCATCCGTTCCCCACGCCGTCATTGCAGAATTGACTTCCTGCGTTCCGATAAACGTCAATGAGACACTTTGCGATGCGACCAAGAAATTCCGTTCATCCCAACCCAACATCACAGTGCGCGGCGATTGCGTGAACGGATCGGTAACGGTTAGCAGGATCAAATAGACCGGAATGGTATGGATGTTTGCGACCGCCGCCGATGGCGTGACGCCGCCCGACGCGGGCAGAACCACCTTATCAAAAATGTTGTTTACCTTCTTAGACACACGCTGCACAGCGCCGCCGTAAAGCCCCTGCACGCCGTTGGCGTTCCCGAACAGCACCGCCTGCCCATAATCCTGCACGGTATCGCGCCACGCTACGCCGATCTGCGAGGACGTATTCTGATAGTTGAATGTCGTGGTGGCGGAACTGCCCGTTGTCTGGACGTTGGAAATCACCGAAACCGACGAATCGCCCATAGGGTATAAATACCCATTCGATTGGTGCAATGCGACGTATTGCGCGCGTAGAAACCGATCCGAATTGGTGAATAAATTGCCGCCCGACGATGTAGAGAAATTCGTAATCGAACCCGGCGCGCTATTTTGGATCACCCCACCATTAGACGCAGGGCCGACTTGGCATGGGTTGCTGATCCACACGCGGCTTAGAAACGTCTCAATAGATGTGCCGGAAATGCCGAACGGCATGACGTTGTTGGAACCAGCCGCCGCGTTGTTGAACGTGGTTGCCACAACAACAGCCGGGGCCGTCGAATATCCTGCCCCCCCAGCCGTGACGCTGACCGACGTGATAACGCCTGATGTGAGAGTTGCTGTAGCTGTAGCGCCCGATCCGCCGCCGCCGCTAAACGTCAGCGTTGGCGTGCCGGTGAACCCACTGCCACCAGATACCACCGTCACAGAGGCCACAGCACCCGAACTGAGAACTGCAATTGCAGAAGCCCCAGTTCCGCCGCCTCCCGAAAAACCTATGCTTGGCGTGGATGTATAACCCGAGCCGCCAGCCGTGATCGAGATGCCAGTCACAACGCCGCCTGATACCGTAGCTGTTGCCGTGGCACCAGACCCGCCGCCGCCCGTAATCGCCACCGATGGCGCGGTTGTGTAGCCAGAACCACCCGAAATCACTTCGGCAAAGGTGACAGCAGATGATGCGAGCACTGCGGTCAATTGCGCTCCGTTATCCGATCCGCCTCCCGTAAACACAATCTGCACTTGATCGGTAGGCGAATATCCCGTGCCTGGATTTGTGAGTTGAACCGACACCACAGAACCGTTGGAAATCGTAGCAGTTCCCGTCGCCCCGCTTCCTGATCCGCCGACAAAAGACACCGTGGGTGCAGACGTGTATCCGCTTCCGCCGCTGGTTAAATCACCAATCTGATACGGCCCAAGCGAGCCTGCGGAATACAGGACCGATCCATCCCATACCCAATAACTATTCGTCGTGAGGTTGTTGCCGATCAACAGGAATTGCGAACCACTTTGACACGCAACCGGCAACTGCCCGCCGTTGTAGAACGTGCCAGTCGTGCTTGTGATCGTCGTCACTGCGCCAGACGGATACGCTACCTGCGCCGCCGTGCCGTCCGAGAAGAACAACGCACAATATGAACTTGCACCGATGTTGAACCACTGAAAATAGACGATGGTGTTTCCGCTTGCGGTGTAAAGAGCGGACCCTTTATCCCATAAAGTGCGGTAGCTTCCTCGCCCCGTAAGCAAGAAATTCTCAACCCAATAGAACTCACCATCTTCGATTGCGGTGCGAGCGTCCTGTTGGTTGATTCCCGCAAACGGAAAAGGCGACCACGATTTAAAGTCGTTCGGAAGCCCTAAGCGTTGACCTTCGGCCTGCGATAGTTTGGCGAGTTGCCCCGACATGTCTTAGGTTTTCCAATATCTTTGCGGGACTTTTCCGCGATCTACCGCACCGCGACGCAACACGTTGTGATCCTCAAACTGCGCAAACATTAACGCAGCCGCGCCGTATCGGCCAGACGCCTCAAACGCCCTACCAGCCGCATAATACTTCACCGTGGCGTCAAACGGAGCCGGGATCGCGTCATAGTCGTCGTTGGTGTTCAACGGTGCCACAAGGCAAAATACATCCCATTCCATCTCGTTTGAAGTTTGAGGAACGGGGAATAGAAAGACCTCGCCTTGCGCGCCGTCATTATAGACGGAAAACACGCACGGATAGTTCGTCACCAATATCTGATTGGACCGGCAATACGCTTGGAAATCCTCAAAAGGCATCCAATCCAGCGAAGGACGCACGCTCCCGCCCCATGATCCAGATACAGAGATCACGTCGCGGATACCTTGAATCCCCGCATATTGCCTTTTCAGATACGGATTGGCGAACCCATGATACGGGTATCGTTCTTGCCCCGCGATGGTGGCAAACGTGAGGTTCTGATCCGCCCCTGGTTGCGCACCACCCGGCACCGCGTATCCCACATTGGCTTGCGCACCGAACGGCGCGTTCCCCACAATGAGACGGCGACAACAATCCGTGAGGAGTGATGTCGCCGTTCTGGCCTCATTGACGTATTGTGTCGCGTTGAAGTCCGAGACAAATAAGCCCTGCGGATCGCGGATTAGGTTGCGAAACTCATAGATATACTGTGAGAGTTGCACCCGAACATCCTTTTTAGCCCGCTTGGATACGCAGATAGTCGCTCACGCCGCCAACACCCAAAGTGAGCGTCGCAACCGTCGTTGCCGTGCCGCCAGCAATCACCACGCCCAAATTGGACTGCGCCACGCTGCCGCCGATAGCACCGCCGTCAACCACAACCTGACCCGTTGCCGTCACAGCACCACCGGAAAGCGCCGCGTAAATCGAGGCCGGACGCGACCGGAAGAACGACGCCTGCGAGTTCGGGTTGGTGTAGGCCGGAGCAATCGTCGGAGTGCCTGCGCCCAAAGTTGAAACCTGCACCGCGCCGGTATAGCCCGCACCGCCAGCCGTGACGGCATAGGACGTGACGGCCCAGTTCATAATGATGGTGCCAGCCGCCGTGGTCGTGTAGCCGCCTCCTGCGAACGTCAGAGACGGCACAGTGCCAGACGTGATCGCCGTGCCGTGGTTGGTGCAGATGAGGCCGGTAACGGTGCCGGAACCCGTCAGAGTGGCAACCGCCGTGGCGTTCGCGCCGGTCGTGTCGCGCTGGTCGTTAAGCAACGTCACGAACGGAGCCGACAGATACCCCGCGCCTTGGTTGGTGACGGTAATAGCCGTAACCGCGCCCGCACTGATCGTCGCATAGCCCGTCGCCGGAATGCCCGGAGTGGGCGGTGCCGAGAAAATCACAGCCGGTGGATAGGTGTAATTGGAACCACCCGTGGGGATCGTGACTGCCGTGCTGACAACCTGCCCCATGATGGCCGTCCAAGACGATCCACCCGCCGAAGCCGTCACAGTCGGAGCAGACGTATAACCCGCGCCAGCCGCCGAAAGAACCGCCGCTACCGGACAACCAGACTGGTTTACCACGCGATAGTTGTTGCCGTCCGAATCCACTTGAATCCAGCCAGTGCTGTCGGAACCAAGCGGCGACCACACGTTCATCACGGGATCAAACACTTGGATCGTGGAATACGGCCCACGCTGGATGTTGTAGAAGCCAGATGGAATATAGAAGGCTTCCCCAGCTTGGAGAGCGATAGCGTTGGTGCCGATCTGGTTCAGAGGAAGCGTAACCCCGACACCACCAAAACGATTTGCCATTGTTGCAGTTCCTTAAACCAGAGGTTGGCCGTTAAAGGCGGTTTGAGAGGCGATAGCCGGTGACACCGTGCCAGTCCAGCCAGGGTTTTGCAGTCCAGTGAAGTGAGCGCCAGACGAAGGCTTCATGCAGCACATATTCAGTGCGGCAACCAGCACGCCGATAGACGCAAGCTGACCCTGCGGGATCATGCTTTCAAAGCCGGTGAAATACATCTGAAGCGAAGGGTGCATGAACATCGCGAGGTATCGCGAATTGATCATATACATCTCGCCCACCGGGCAGAACGGATCGGAGAAAATCGGCACATCCAACACGCGGATGGCGCGGAACCCGGCGTTCACAACGCTATCGCGCCCATATACGGAACGCGGCGTCGTCTGGAACATTTCGGAACTCATGAAGTCCGCCATCAGAGACGCCCAGTTAACCGGGTTCATCACGATGAAATCAGGGCTTTCGCCACCAGCGCCCGTCTGAACCTTCACGATGGCTTCTGCGATGCCGACGCGGTTACAGATGGTTGCCGAGTTCGGGTAATACTGGCCTTGCCAATAAGCGTTGCTGCGCGCAATGCCACCGTAAGACGAGAAGTTGGTGCCGTTGTCGTATGCCGCCGCCAAGCTGTCCAGCGCGAGGTTGTTCTGCGTGTTGTAGCTGTAGAGCGACGTGGCAAGAGACTGTTTCATCACCACAGCCGCATCCGAAGTCACGGCGCGAAGCTTGGGGATCACCACTTCCGACGATTGAATGATGCTCTCAAAGCCGAAGAACCCAATCGGAACCATGCCCGCTTTGAGGTTGAATTGCGCGTTGTTGAGCGCAACCTGGTCCTGCGGAATTGCGAAATCGCCGCCGAAACCGCCCCATTGGAAGGACGTGAACGAAGAACCCTGCACAGGGAACGTAATCTGACCGACGCCGCCCATTGCGGCCTGCGTGTTGGCGAGGAGCATCGAAAGCAGCGGATGCGCCTGATACACCTGAACAAACACAGTCGGAATGATCGCGCGCCGCGTGATGTAGGAAAGCTGCTGCCCGGTCAAACCGCCGGGAACAAGCCCGCCGCTGCTTGGGCCGGTGAATTGGGTTGAGCCGGACATCTATGGATTCCTTATGCGACGTTGCCCATGCGGGCGAACTCGGGGTCGTGGGCAATATTGCGAAGCTCTTGTGTCAGCCATCCGTTCGGGTTCTCATGCAAACCCTTCCACGCCGTATCGCCCGACACGGCCCCGTAAACGTCGACATTGCCGCCAAGGTAATCGAGGCCAGCGACGGCAGACGGCTTCGGAATGCTTTCGGCCACGTAAGCGGCGGCGGCGTCCACATCGGGATTGTTCTGTTCGCGCATGCGATCCATAACGCGGTTCATCACATCGTCGGAAAAGCCGCGCTTGGACTTCACCGAGTTGAGACGGTTCATCAAGTCCTGTTCGGCTTGCGTCTGCTTCGCAGCGGCGTCGGCAGCATCACGAGCATTCAAACGGGCCTCAAGAGCCTCGCGAGCAGCACGTTCTTGATCCAACTGAGCCTTAACCGGCGTGAGCATCGCATCGCGCATGTCACGCCCCGGAAACTTCGCATCCGGGTTTACCTTAGCGATCAGTTCTTCGGCCTGCGGAGCAACGCGCGGATCACCGAGCAACTTATCCAACAGAGCCGCCGAACGAGCGTGCAATTCCGCCTGTTGGCGCGGGATCTGGATGTATTCTTCCTGATTTCCCGACATGGATTAACGGCCCTTCCGCACGGTCGAACCGACATGATCAATACCGGGCGGGCGATCCAGCATGCCGTTCGGCATCGAAGCGGAGTTTGCGCCAATGTCCATCTGCTTGAACGGAACGCGCTTCATCAGCGGATCGTTTTCCGTCACGCTGGAAACGTAAGGAGCAAACGGGCCTGGGGGATTGTTGCGGGTTTCAGACATGATCAAAATCCTTATGCGGCTTGCTGCGGGGCGGGCATGGCGGGGGGCGAGTTAGGCGCGGGAGGCGCGGCTGTCTGCAACATGCCCATCTGGCCTTGTGCCTTCGCCGCTTGAAGTTGCTGGAGAAGCGCAGGAATTTGCTGCTTCATCTGTTCCGTTGCGGAACCCAACTCTTTTGTGAGTTCCATCGAAATCTTCATAATCTTGGTATGAAGCGGCGTTCCCATCGGAACCTGCGGGATCGCGTCATTGATCATCTGGTTCGCAGCGGCCAACTTCTGCATCGCTTGCAAAATGTTGCCAGGGTTGTGCTGCGGAATCGTGTGCGGACCAACATTAGCAGGAGGCGCGCCAAGGCTCGGAGGCATCCCACCCTGCGGCGGTGCCTGCATCCCCTGCGGTAATCCCCCACCCGGAACACCGGGAGGCATAGCCATCGGTTCCATGTTAAATCCTTTTGAGAAAGGCTCCCCACGCCCAATTAAGAGCGTGGGGAGAAGCATTCACTTGCGGGAATGCTTGCGGCCCTTGCGAAAACGAATCATTTGGATGTCCTTTCAAGTTCCAGGGAAACCTTCCACCTGGATCGCTGCGAAGTGCAACGACACGCGCAACCTAAACCAGATTATCAGGATTGCGCAACAGGTTGTTGTTTTCGCTTGCAAATAGACGGAAATGTTGCGCGGAAATGGTTTGACTGTTTTTGAAATGGAGGGTTATTCTGCTGGCGATACTCACGGGATGCAACCGTGGCATCGCAGGAAAGAGAGCCACCAGTGCTCAATCTTTTCTATGGGTTACACCAGCATTGCTTGCATAATATGCAGGTTTTCCGTTTGGTGAAAGCCCCGATGTCGCTGCCGTCCGTGATTTGTTTGGACGGCATCATCTTACTGCGAAACAGCCACCGGCCCGATCCGGCGTGACGCCCTCGCAACCGCCGCTAACCAAGCGACTTGTTAGACAGACAAGGTAAAACTGTTGGGGATGCGCTGTGACTAAACCACAACATCCAGCGGCGAACCGGATCGCCTCATTGGTCCGTTCAATGCCGTGCCGTCATGCTCGCAAGAGCAAAGTCTGAAATAGTCGGCTTCGTGCCGCGCGGGGAACCGAGTGACCCTTCCCGCCTAAATCTCAAATGAGGATGTCAGAACGAAAGGCCCGGCTCCAAAAAGCCGCCGCGTGGCATATTTTCTCGCAAGGGAAAGTATGTCTGCCTCCTAACCCTCACCAAAAAGCCTTTGTTCCTTTCTGCAATCACGCACGGAAAAGAAAGAACGCGAACGGAAACCCTCTTGCAACCTTTCCGTCTATGTGCAGAATGAAGTGGTAGGCGCGCGGTCGGATCAAATCGAGCCGGTCAGTCATCGTTGCCGTGGACGATGCGCGCGTTGGACCCACGGCATTCTTGGACGTTTCCTCCCAAACTTGCCCGGCCCTAGTGGTCGGGTTTTTTTTGGCAACTTGTAAGCAATCCTTACAGGTTACAGGGAACATGTTAAGGAATGTGCAAAATATGCACATTGGAATAACCCGGCATTTCCCGGCACGACCGAACGAATGCCCACGCTTGGCATAGCCGATGCCATACCACTTCGATGTGCGTCACAAACGGACCATCGGTAGCAGTGTAATGGACTTTAAACATCAATGGTGGCTCTTTTTGCCGGTCAGCAGTTCTGGGTGTTGGGCGATAAGCGCCTGTTGCGCGATATCCTTGCGCTCCAAATCCTCTACAAGAGCATCTTCCATCGGCGGATGCACCATTTCGATAAGCCGCTTGCCGTCAATAGCCCCAGCTTTCGCAAGCGCAAACGCCAGTTCTCGGCTTTCGTGCCGGAACGCGGGCGAGGACGAGTGACTGTCGATTTCGATTTTGGCTTTGGGTGATACGTCCGCATAGTTGAATGTGACCGGCAGCATTCCCGGCGCGGGCGGTTCCAACGTGGGGTCTAATTCCGTGTCGAGTTGAACGCTTTTCGTTCCTGGCGGCACCCACGCAATAAGTTGATCCGGGCATTTGGCGCGCAGCATGGAGAAGCAAAGCCCGCCGATGCGCTCCACGGATCGTTCGATTTTCAGAGACGCATCCTTGTGCCGCGCCGAACCCGTGCGGAGAAGCGTGTCAGACTGCCCTTGCGACCGCACAGACCCTTCGCCCTCGCCTCGCATGATCGCAGGCATGCCGCCGATCACGTCAAACATGCTGTTGAGTTCTTGAAAAGACCGCCAGATATCGGGCGGGATTTGCGACACAATGTCTTGCATTTTGGCATTGGGCGATCCGTCTGTGAAAAAACCCCCGGGCTTGTTCAACTTCGCATAAGCGTTCTGATTGACGGATGTTGAACCCGTCGCGAACCGTGGCGGATCTTCCTGCTTGCGGAGCATCTTGTTGATACCGTCGATCCGCTCATTGAGCGCACGTTGCAAAAGCGCCACCAACGAAATGAACGAAATGCCCCAAAAGTTATCGGGCAACGGCATGGCGCAAAACTCGG